GGTGGAACATTGCCTGTATGAGTAATGATTTAAAAGCACTTGACAATTTTTTTGACAAGTTAACACAAAATGCTGAAAAAGTAAATCCATTAGATGGTATGAATGGACTTGAAGTATTACATCATATATTATTTGTTGAATGGGACAAAGGTCTATGGGGCATTATAGGATTTGGTATTGTTATCGCAATTGTGTCATTATGGTATGATAAGTATAATGAGAGTCCTGAAATACCTGTGAATAGGGAATGGCACTAATGTATGGAGGGTTTGATGTTTTTAGAGTCTATTTGGCAGTTAAATTACATTTTACTACCGACTATGATTATTTTGACTATGATGGTAAGGTAAATATAAAACTTGAAACATTTACAAAGAGAAATGATAGATACTTTTTTCACAAACTCAGCACAAAATATAAACAAGATGAAATACTTGATTTCTTTGTTGCTAATTTTTGTGAGAGTGATAAAAAATGGGTAGGGAATTTATTAGAAAATGATGGACGAGAAATATATCTCAATTATAAAAAAGTTAAAGACAATTTTAACTATCATTTTAGAAACGACATTGTTAACATTGTTAATGATTTTAGCAGTAAGCGTATTTCTTTTGATGATGGTTTCATATGCCATAATGGACAACATCCACGACTTTTGCGTTTACTTATTCAAAGGAGAGCGTCTTTCCAAACCATCATTGTGCTTGACCAAGTCTTATCGTTTATTAAGAATTGGAATAAACAAATTAAAGAAAGGGTTGTCTGGACTAAAATCGCACATAAGATTTCCAAATTGAAACCATTTATAAAATATAATGAAACAGAATGTAAATTGATAATGAAAGAGATTATAGTTAATGCCTAAAGTAGATTTTATTGCCACAATACCAGGTGTTGATGAAACAATGCCAATAGTGAGAGCGTCTTCATTAAGACCTAGTTGGATGAAAAAATCAGCACAAGATTTAAAAGAAGGTGGTTCAATAACAAAACAAAATAGACACGGTCAGGAGATGTATGATAATCCTGCTATACAAAAATTTAATCCTGAAGAAATTAGACATACATCAAAATGTCCAGCACTACAATTGTGGCATAACACAGGTTGGATAATTAGATTACACCAAGATGTTAAAATAGAAGTTTTAGATGATGGTAATTTTAGATGGACAACTCCATCACAATCAATGGGACAACCATTAATTTCATCACACCAGGAACAATCAATGTATCCTTTTTTTGAAAATTGGCCGAAGAATACATTGAAACGATTAATCAAATTTAATTTACCTTGGGTGGCAAGAATACCTAAAGGTTATAAACTATTACAACTTCATCCTTTTTGGTTAGATGATTTTAGATTTACAACTTGCTCAGGCATACTTGATCCACAATTAGGTCACGCTGCTGTAGGAACTATACCAATGTTTTGGCATAGTACAAGTGGAGAAACAATAGTCAAGGCAGGTACACCACTTGCACAATTCATATTAATACCTAAAGATGAACCTAATTATTCAAACATAGATAAAGATAATGATCCAAATTATTTAAAAGAAAAGAACTTGACGCAATTATTATTGACACAAAGTTTTAACAGAAATTATAATAAGATGAAAGAGTTTTGGAAGAAATATGGCTGGTAGAGTATTTGTTATAGGTAATGGTGAGAGTAGAAAAGATTTTGATTTAGAATCATTAAGACCACACGGTAAAATATATGGGTGTAATGCCTTATATAGAGATTTTACTCCAGATGTTATCACAGCAGTTGATATGGGTATAATGCACGAGATATACAATTCTGGTTATGCACAAAATAATAAATGTGTGTTTAGAGATTGGAGTACAATGCCTGGAGAAATGTACGAACAATTATTATATGCAGGACAAAATTATTCAGACCAAGATTATGAATTAATTAAAAAAGAAAATGTAATCAATTCAAATGAACGAGGTAATTGTAAAGAGTTTGTAATGCACGGTTCTAATTTAGCAGGTGTAGTAGAAATATTAAAAAAGAATAAGACAAGAGAAAAGAAAGAAGTTAATCATACATCTATCAATGTTAGTTGGGTTACCGAAGATGATAAAGTCAGATCAGTAAATGATTATATGATAAACACTTCAGGCGATACCAAAGATAGAGGTTGGGCAGCAGGTCCTACTTCAGGTTATTTCGCAATACAAGATAATAATCCAGATGAGGTATTTTTAATAGGACACGATTTAGAGAGTTATAATGATAACTTAAACAACCTATACAAAGACACCAAACACTATGGTTTAAGTGAGGCACACAAGACACCTAGTATCAATTGGACTAGACAATGGTTGCAATTATTTGGAGAACATCCAAACATCACTTTCTACAAGGTAAATCCACACGGAGGCGATGGTTCCGACCCAATTAGTACAATTCCAGAGGACTGGAAAAGAGAGAAGAATATCCAATATATTGACTATATGGTGCTTGACAAAATGCTCAAATAGTGTTATATTGGTAATATGTTAGACGGATTAATATATAAATTATTAGACTGGACTGAATCCACTTGTAAAAGAATAAGAGAACATCTTATCAACAAGTCTTTACCTAACCCTTGCAAGTCAGCAAGTGAGTGGCGAAAAGATTATGAAAAGTGGAAGAAATCTAGTATAAATAATAATGAGTCCGATTAAACAGGACACACAAATACAACGAATATAAAAATATAAGGAGTAAATACGATTATGGATTTTGAAACATTAAAATCTTCATCTAGTAACTTTGACAAACTAACGAAGGCACTAGAAACAAACCTCAACAATGAGGATCAATCAAACAAAAACAAATACCAAGACGACAGATTTTGGAAACCAGAGTTAGATAAAACTGGTAACGGTTATGCTGTTATTAGATTTTTACCTGCTGTGTCAGGCGAAGACTTGCCTTGGCAAAGAGTATGGTCTCACGCTTTCCAAGGACCTGGTGGTTGGTATATTGAAAACTCATTAACAACATTAAATCAAAAAGATCCTGTGTCTGAAGAAAACACAAGACTTTGGAATACAGGTGTTGATAGTGATAAAGAAATTGCTAGAAAGAGAAAAAGAAAATTATCTTACTACTCAAATATTCTAGTGGTATCTGACCCTAAACATCCAGAAAACGAAGGCAAAGTTTTCTTATACAAATTTGGTAAAAAGATATTTGATAAGATTACTGAAGCAATGCAACCTGCTTTTGAAGACGAGGCGGCAATCAATCCGTTTGACTTCTGGAAAGGTGCAAACTTTAAATTAAAAATCAGAAAAGTTGATGGTTATTGGAACTATGACAAATCTGAATTTGAAGGCGTGTCAGCACTTGCTGATAATGATGACAAGATTAAATCAATCTGGTCAACACAACACGCTTTAAAACCGTTTTTAGCGGCTGATAATTTTAAAACCTATGAGGAACTCAAAGAGAAACTGAATAGGGTGTTATCGGGTGCTAGAAAAACTGAAACCGTTGCTGTTGCAGACCTCCCGCCTACAACAAATGGTTCAGCAAAAAGTATGCAAACTCAACCTGCTGCTAGTGATGATGACGATACAATGTCATACTTTAGCAAATTAGCAGAGGACGAGTAATACTCTCTCTCTTGGTACATACTTTAAGGGCGCTTTAGGCAACTAAAGTGCCCTTTTTTAAGCATAAATATACATATGGCAATATCAATATTAGACCCATTAGTAGATAAAGCAGGTGGTATAAGAAAGACGGCCGCTTGGTATAGAAACGCAGTTTCCTCAATTGCAGATAGAACGTCTGCTAGAAGACTTATGGGTCAAGGAAAATTGATAGGAAGACCTAGTATCGGTCGTTTAAATATGTTCTTTTATGACCCTAAATATAAGAAGACATTACCATATTATGATACATTTCCACTTGTATTACCTTTAGAAAGAATACCAGGTGGTTTTGCAGGTATTAATTTTCATTATTTAAGACCTGGTGCGAGATTTACTTTACTACAAAGATTACAAAGATTTTCTACAAG